AGGTTTTTAGTCCTATAGTATATACGGATACTCAATGAATGTCAACAGAATTGGTTTAACTCCAAGGACGGCCCTGTACTAGTCCGCCAGAATTGGCATTGTCTACTAGAGTATTACCAGAATATTTTGTAGGCAAGTTGTTGATGGTTAATGTGTATGTTTTGCTTGATGCAGTTCTGTCCAATGTGGCCAAGGCCAATTTGGCTTCTTGTCTGAGCTGGCGCGATGCCAATCGAGCTATCTTGTTGTGTGTTCTCAGTGCGGTGCCTGACACAATGCCCAGACTGGCAAGAGTGGCACTTTCACTCAAAATAGTTTCTGATCGGGACAAGTCGTACCAAGTTGAATTAAAACTACGAGCGGCGTTGATGGCTGTTTTCAACTGTGCCACAGTCTGGCCATTGTCGATGGTGTAGCTGTCATATTTGGCTGTGCTTAACAAGCTCTGTACTGTAATTGTGATGTTGGCCATGCTTACTCCTTGGCCTGATAGTCAGGATACATGCTGGGCGCATTGGTGCGTATATCAGCCGGGTTCTTGGGTTTATGCACATCATCGCCCATGCTGAAGATGGTTTCAGCATCAAGTGTTTGTTCGTTGGGACTATTGGCCAATTCAGGCTCAGTGGGCTCGGGCTTGTCCACTATGGTCATTAGGTTTCGGATAATTTCTGCGGCGTTCATAGTTGTATTTAGCGCACAATGTGATCTGCAATCACATCAACCAAGCGATCCACCATGCCGTAAAATCCATGATAACTGAGGGTGAAATTTGGATTTCCTAGATTGACACCGCCGTCTAACAGTATGTGTTGACACCGGGTTTTGGCGTGGGCAAGCAGTTGGTCACTGTGCGCTATCGAGACGCCGGCGGCCGTGTCTTGTGCATGATTCACAATCAACAACGGAATGGATTGATTGTGTCGCATAAAGTCCATGTAGTGTGCCACGGGATTTTCAAAGTGGTCATTAAAAATTGGACTGATCAAGGTCAAGGATGCAAAGTCGTAATCGTTGCTTAACGAAATAAATTTTGTTACCAGTATGGCACCTGAACAATGTCCGTTTAGGTGCAACGGTAAACCTTCTTGTCGCAACACAGCCACAACATCGGCAATGCCCCAGAACCATTGAAAAACTTCGCTGTAACGTGCCGACTGCAATTCCCGATTGTAGAACTTCTTGAAAAGAGAATCAACTACCCGACCATCAACATTTTTTTCATAGTACATGGAGTAGTTCCAGCCCCAGGGTGTACCGGTATCAGACATGATCAATACCACGTTGAAGTTGTTTCTGGTCCAGTGCTGTAAACTGCTGGTGGGATAGAATAGGCCTTCTTCCAAATCGTCGACTGCAAATACCGAAACCAGCTGGCTACCACCGTTTATGACCACCACGGTTCCCACTGGGTCAACAGCATCAATTCTCAGGAGCCAAAAATGTTCGTTTATGTCTTGTACACGTCCGCCCAGTGTCTTTGCCAACACGTCGGTTTCGGCTCTAGTGACCAACACACCATTTTCGTCTGGATCGTCCGGATCGACTGCTTCACCGTGTAGGTGAAATCCTTTGGTACTGGTGATATTGATGTTGTACTTCATTATTTTATTTAAGACGAAACCCGCCGGAGCGGGTCAAAAATCACCTTTGGGGAAAGTGCTAATGAAAACTATCGACTTCTAATTCCCAGTATGTGCTACCACGAGTCTCGGCTTCTAGAATTGCCGCTTCAAACGGATCATCATAATTCTCAAGAAGTTGTAAAATGGTCTTACCAAGTTCGCGAGTGTCTTCGTCATCTAGGAATGCCATAGCGGCCATTTTGTATCCTGCAAGCACTTGGTGTCTTTGTTCGGGAGTTAGGTCATCTACTTCTAACTCACCTGTTTGTACCTGCATAATCAAATCCGCTGTGATATTGTTCATAGGCCACCTTTAATTTTGGCAATTACTGACAGGGCCTCGGTGCAGTCTGTGATTTCTGGTTCTAGCGTCTCAGGAAAAACAGCACGACCCTGTTCAGTACGGCTCTTGTATTTATAGGTATCCTTGATTATGTACCGGCCATTGCGTATGGTTGGTATGATGGCAAATGTCATGGTCAAGTGTTTAAAATCATCGGGGTTCATACTATTACTCTCCTGTCGGTGTCGGTTGCACGATTGCTCATTAACTTGTATCCAATTTCACGAACACGATCTGCGGCCGCTTGCGGACTGTCCTTGAACCAATCTATGATGTCTTCGGCGGTCATGTCATGTGTGGCATTGAGCATATACAGTTCATAATTGCGTTGCGGATTGGCACCGGCTCGTAACTGCATGGAGTGTACCATTTGTGCCACTTTACGTGCATACTCATTGCGTGGTTCTACCTCGGGATTCTTGATACGCTCAAACAGGCTTTCACGTTCAAAGTCGTTACCACGCTTGATGTCTTCGGTGATGTCCATGCAAGACTCAAGTCCGTAACAGTCCCAAAATACAACAAATTTTTTCATTTTGTTTCAAACTCTTTTACATGTCGGCAAGTACCGCGATACTTGAATCCGCTACAACTGCAATTATACTGGCCTTCTTCTTGAGTCACAACATACACATCGCCACGACTGCCGGTGACTTCCCAACGATCGGGGTTCTCAGGTTCCGCAATCACAAAGTTGGGCTGGTTAGGCAATAACCTAAACTTGCGACCACGGGTGTCAATGCGTATGGCCGTTTTGAAATGTTTGATTTCAGTGGAACCGGGTCGAATATATGCGTACATTTTGGTCTTGGAGTCGTCTAATAGATAAACGCCGTTGCCAAATGGGTCGGCCCACTCAGTGGTCTCTTGATAGAACTTCATGCTTGTTCCTTGTTGAAGTAACCATAGGGCAGGCCCTGTGTGTAACAAAAATAGTCATAGTCGTTGCCAGCAATCTCTTCGCGACGCATCAACCAGTCTATGACACGAGCACGAGTGGTACCGGTGTGCATGAGAGTCTGTACCAAGTCCTCAAAACGCACAATGGCTCGGGCTTCGTCGTCACGACGTTCTTTCTCTGCTTGTTCGATGACGTTGCCAAGCTCGGCAAATTCGGATTCAAATCGCTCCAGGGTCCAGCCGCTGGTGTCAATGCCACGTGGGCGGAACCCGTGAGCATCTTTGTACATGTCACTGTATGTGGCCTGAGCTTGTTCTAACGGTGTTAAGTCTTCCCAAGATTTGAACTGTTCCATTACCAACTCCTTGTTAACTACAATACCACAATTATACAACAGATGCCATTTCTGGGCAAATCAAAAAGTAATACTAAAGTAGTTCCTCTTGATCCAGGGTGAGCAGGGCCAAAGTGACCGCAGATTCTTCTTTGAGATAAATGCGTCTGCGTTTGGCAAACATATTTCGCTCGTATCGCCAAAATTCATTGTACTGCCAACGCCCGGTGACCCATTTTTGATCTGGTACATTTTCTTTCTCAGGACCATATATCTCTTTGAATCGAGCTGTTAGTTTTTGAAAAAGTTCGATGTCTTTAACATCACTCCATGCAAACTGCATGATGTAGTGAAACCCTTTGTCATGATACAAGTATCTGCCGTCACTTTTAAAATGCTTCATATCAGTGTGTGTTCAGTTCAGGTGTGTATGTGCGAATCAATTCACGCTCACGAGCATGAGCCGGCTTGCGTCCACGCACAAATTCTACAATGCCGTATTCAAACGCTTCAACACCGTGCTCACGAATTGATTGGCACAGGCCCCAATCTTTGTTTTCAGTAACTGCACGACGAATGTGTTTTTGCATACGGATTCGGAGTGCTCGACGCACTTGCTGTCCGCATACCGTGATACCAATATACTGTTGTTTTGTTACAACATTGGTAATCACGTAAACTACGTGTTTGGTATCTTGTCGGCGTTTTCTTTTCTGCATGTATGTATTATACTGCAAACGCCATTTCGGGTCAAATTTTGAGCGTAAAAAAGTACTACAAAAGTACTACTTTTTCTGGGGCAAAAAGTAGTACTTTTTAGTGCAGAGTTTGATTGCCAGTTGCATAATATAGATCCAATACCCCGTATTCTGCTAGGGTTTTTTGCAGAGATTCGGGGATTTCCTCAGGAGCAACATCGGGCATAAAAACACTTTTCAGTTCGCCATCGTGCCCAATTACCAGTATGTAGTCGGTGTCATCAAGATCACACCCACCAAGTAATTCATCCACATCTTCTAATGTTAAATCTTCTTTAACAGAATTAATCTTAGCCATTAATTTTTCCAGTTATCTAAACAGGATCATTGCCATGATTACGGCCTGGACAACAAATCCCAATCCAATGGTAATGATGTTCAGCATGTCTTTGAGGATGATTGCTCGCCCAAACAACAGAACCAAGCCGGCCCACATGAACAATACCACGTCCAGACTAGGTGTGCGATCACTTAGTCCTGTTAACAGAGCCAGTAGGGTCGGGATAGTGGAACAGTGAATAACTATGGCCGCTAACCACCCCAGGGTCTCTGCAGAAATTTTACCAAAACTCTCAGCGAAGAACTTGATCACGTTCAACTGAACTTTTGCTAGAGTAAAATTCATTTTAGTCCTTGTAAAAAATGTGGTGACCGATAGTGCCAATTTTTGGCTTGCCCCACTTAGGATTGACATAGTCTGCATGATAATATAGTGCATCTTTCATTGAACTGAGACGGAAATTTTCCAATAGAACTTTCTTGGCCACTTCTTCGCTTTCCTTGTACAGGATCGGATAGATGGGTTTTACCTTTGTGGTAACGCAAGTCCAACTGAACTGGCAAATGATATTGCCCAAGATGTTGTCCTTTTTGTACACCACACCGCAAACGTCTTTGCCAAACCGGCCGCTTGCAACACGGTTCATGGTCACCTGTGCCACTGCAACCTTGCCTTCAAATGGCTCGGTTGCGGCTTCCCAATAAATGTTCTTGGTCAGGCATTCTAATTGTTGAGTGCGTTGTTCTGCACTGATGAATCCTTGACGGTATAGTTCGCCGGATTCGCGTAGTTGGTCAAACTTGGTATTGACTGTTTTCATCAATACTATAGCGACCAAAATTAAACCTAGGAATTTTAACAACCGTGTAGTCACAGCTATTAAAAGATCTTGATTGATACGAGACACGATTGTCATCATATTTTACCTCCTTCTTTAGGTGCGTAAGTTTATATAACTCAGAAAATTCCGAGAAAACAACTACTATAACTCATTAACTGAGCTTATTATAGCATGATCTGCAATTATTTTCAAGTTATATTGGGTTTTATCTCACCGAACTGAGATAGACTTTGTCCCAATTGGCACAGAATATTGTGCCTGGGTATTGATGTTTTGTCCCTCAGCAAGTGCGGCCAAAACAGCATCACCACCAACATTTGTCTGAACAATGCCAGCAAAAAGTTGATTGTAATTTAGTTGATTTGTGTCAATTCCGTAGTCGTGCAAACTGTTTACAAGTCCTAAAATTCCAGTGACTCCTGAGGTTGAGATAGAACTTAAGGTAATTCCGGCCGCTGATAAATTTTTTGTTTCCAGGGCCAGTTGTGTTTGCATATTAGTGATGGCAGTATTTGCAGAAGTTAGTGCGGTCACACTTGAATCTGCATTGAAAAGATTTGCGGCAGTTCTTAGTGCCGATATGTTACTGGTGATGTATGTGGGATTTCCACTTGCACAAGCTGTTGCTAAATTGGCTAAACTTGTAACTAACGTCTGCGTATTTGCGTTAACTGTTAGTGATGATAATGCTGTGCTTACTGTTGATAGATTTCCCAAGTGTACAGTGCCAGCCACGGTGCCTATTATGTCGGTAATGGTGGGGTTACTTACCGGACCAGTACCGGTGCCCAGTTGTGCAACCAAGTTGGCAGTGTCGACTGCGGCCACTGGTGTGGTGTAGGAATTTAAGTATGATATGTTGGGTACTTGAATACTTCGCAACATGTCGGCAATGCTGGCAAAACTCTTGAACTTGCCACCCAAGTTGATGAACATGTTGGCCAAGCCGGCAAAATTATTTCCCGGAACCAGTGCCAGAGCCGCGGCAGGAAACACCTGGGACAGGTCTAGTAGGTCTCCCAAACTAGATGCTGTTGAGTTTGTGGGCAACTGTATGTTGCTCAGTGTGATTACTCGTGTAAACACCGGCCCAATTATGCCACTAAGGTAATAGGTCAACTCATCTCGAGACATTGACTGCCAGTCGGTGGGCGGAGTGAAATCGTAACCCGAATCAAGTATGTACTGCACAAATACGAACGGATCGCCTAACAAATTCAATTTTGATACATCGTATATTGTGCCAAAATTTGCAATGGCATTGGCCAAAGTATTGATATTGGTAGAAATTTGTGCGGCTGTTGTTGCGCCGCCGCCAAAGATTGATGCAATACCATTGGTAACTGCACTTTGATGTCCCGCAACATTGATACCCAATTGGTCAAAAGTCTTACCAGTAAATTCATTGAGCGATTGATATGTTCGGTACGAGTATGTGGCAAAGGTGCCTGCTGACTGTAGTATAGACGAAAAGGACGCAACATTTGGTAATATGCTGGCGGCCTGTGTGCGAATATTGGCCACAGTGGTATTTGCATTGGCCACAAACAGTGGTAAACCCAGACTGGTGACAGCAAAACTGTTAGATGCCAAGATTGTGCCGTATGTGGTACCAGGCTGTAAATTGGCATAGTTACTGACCAGTGGATAAGATGTAACTGTATTGCACAAGGCCAGCATGGCAGTATTGGGTGCAAGACCAATGTTGCCAGTTAAATTGCTTGCCGCGACCAATAGTGTTGAAGTATTGGCCATATTACTTGCCCGCAGTTATGGTGCTGGCGCCGCCCACCAATGGTCCTGGTCCCCAGAATTCTCTATTATTTTTTCTAACACTGGCCGTAGTCAAATCGCCGATTGCTGCCAGTGGCTTGCCTTCTATGCTGATATTGGGAAATCCTGCGCCTGTGATGGTTTCACCATGTTGTGTTTGATCACCAACTCGTGCAGGTGCTCGGCCCTCAAAGCTCACTGTACTGGCACGCCCTGCAACAGGATCACCCTGTGCAGTTTGGTCATGTTCGACAAGAGCAGGTACGGCCATGTTATACTATGATCTTTTGCTTGGGAATTATCTCAACACCGGTAGTGGTCTTGAGATAGTGTGCCTTCATTTGTTCCAGGGACTCGGCATGAAACATGATGTGTTGACGACTTAAAAATACTTTAATATCTTCTGCGGCACTGAAGAGGCTTTGTATCAGACCCAGGCCCTGTTGGCTTGGCATCACCGTGCAAGGACTGGCCACAGTAAATCCGTCTGCGGATTCTTCTATGACCTTGGCCACCAGTTCGTCACCGTTGACCATCTTGAAACTCACTACGTCACCTGATGCGTATTTTTGATTTGTTACTAACATGTTAACCCTTTAGTTCGGCCCAGAACTCTTCGCCTTTGCCGGCAATACCTTGGTAACCGCCTTGGATAAGAGTTGTGCCATTGAAAATTTGTGGTACACTACGCAAGCCCATGTCCAGTAGATGTTGACGTGCGTCTTGATCTTCTTCTACACTGATGGTGGTGTACTCGATGCCTTTGCTCTCAAGGAGAGACTTTGCTCTGTCACAAAAAGGACAGTTACTTTTTGAATATACCGTTATCATACTGTTGCTGTTGTTACGTCTAAAGTGATACCGGTTTCGCTGAGATATCTAGCATGAAATTGTTGGTATATAGGGTCAGTTCCGCAGAGGTTTGCAGAATCTTGGCTGTCCCATGAATAGACCATGTGGCCATTTCCCAAATCATTTATAGATAATTTACCTAATGCAGTAAAAGTTTTTTCTTTAGAGATTTGGTAATTGAATCCTTTGTAAAAATTCAATTTGTCAGCTTCGGTAAGAGTTTCTGCCCAATCTCTAATACTGACCAAATCTGTGTGCCCAGTTGGCGGTGTGTAATTTCTAGTTTCTCTAATCATGTTGTTTTCCTTATAAGCTAAAACCAGTGAACGTGTTTGCATCTACGTCTTGCTTGGTTCCGCCGATTACATAACTACTTATCTCAGTTTCCTGTGGAGCCACTTGAACTTCGCTTCCTGCAATCCATTTGGCTGTCCAGGGCAAGGGATTTGATCCAGGTTTGATGCCACAATTCAAGCCCACCGCGGTCATGCGCTTGCAAGATAACCAATCAACATAGTCACTCAATAACTGTGTGTTTAACCCAATCATGCTGCCATCTTTGAACAAGTACTTGGCCCAATCTTTTTCCTGTTGTGCCGCACCCAAGAACATGTTGGTACATTCCTGTACTGTTTCTTCTTTGATCCGTGCAAAGTCTGGATCGTCTTGTGGCAACAGTTTGATCAACGTTTGAGTTGACCCTAGGTGTATGTTTTCATCGCGACAGATCAGTTTGATGTTCTTGGCATTGCCTTCCATTTTCTTTAGTTCAGCAAAGGCCCATGAGCAAGCAAAGCTCACGTAGAAACGAATACCTTCTAGTGCGTTTACACTATTGATGGCAAGCCATAATTTCTTCTTGAGTTCGTATTTGTCCACAGTGACGGTTTCACCGTTGATCACGTGGTCGCCTGCACCCAATAGGTTGTAGTACTGTCCGTATTTGATCACATCATCGTAGTACTTGCTGATGTCTTTGGCACAGTTAACAATGGGCTCAATTTCCATCAGGCCATCAAAAATTTCACTAGGGTTACTATAGATGTTGCGAATGATATGTGTGTAACTGCGACTATGCACAGTTTCGTTAAATGCCCAGGTTGTGATCCACGTTTCTAATTCCGGAATTGACACCAATGGCAAAAATGCCAACGAGGGGCTACGTCCCTGTACCGAGTCTAATAAAATTTGTCTCTTTAAATTACTGGTAAAAATGTGTTGTTCAAATGGTGTTAGCTCCTTGAAGTCTTTGGCATCACGCATGATGTCGATTTCTTCGGGACGCCAAAAGAATCCCAACTGCTTGTCTGTCAGTTTGTCGAATTGTCTATACTTTAGTGTTTCGTATCGTTGGATAGTAACTGGACCGCTTGGGTCCAGAAACATCAGTGCTTCGGTATGCTTCTTTTTATTATTAATATTAAAAACGCTCATAATGGTTCCTTAAATTACACAGCTATCGCAGTCTTCTTGGTCTAGTGATTCTTCAGCAAGTGGTGTCTCTGCGGCCTTGGACATTTTGTCTACATCAATTTCGCCTTGGCCGTCATAGGTATTAAAATAATAAAGTTGTTTGGTTCCATACTTGTAGCACATTAGCAGGTGCTTGAGCATCTCACTCATAGGAATCTTTTCATCTTCGTAGTGTTGTGGATTGTACGAAGTGTTGGTACTAATTCCCTGATCAATATATTTTTGCAATACTGCACAGATTTTTAAATAACCTTCTGGTGACTTCTGATCCCATAACAATTCGTATTTGTTTTTTAATTTACGATATTCAGGTACTACTTGTCTTAATGCGCCATGTTTGCTTTGTTTTACGCTCACATAGTTTCTTGGGGGTTCAATTCCGTTGGTGGCATTACTGATCTGTGCCGATGTTTCTGCCGGCATCAAGGCCATCAAGGTGGCATTGCGGATACCGGTGCTTAGAATCTGCTCACGCAAGGCACGCCAAGGCATACGCTCTTGATGTGGAACCAATTCGTCAACTTCGCGTTTGCGTGTGTCAATGGGCAAGTCGCCATCGGCATACTTTAGGTTTTGCCAAGCGGTACAAGGTCCTTGTTCAGCCGCCAGGTCAGCACTGGCTTTGATCAGGTAGTAACTCCAGGCTTCGGCATATTCATCAACCAAGGCCAGGGCGGCAGGGTCGCTGTAACTGACATCATGCTTGGCCAGGAAGTAGGCAAAGTTGATGATGCCATTGCCCAAGGGACGATATTCCTGAGTTGCAAGTTCTGCGGCACGGACCGGATAGTTTTGATAACTCAATAAGGCATCCAGTCCACGAACACTAAGAGTACACATACGTTCAAAGTCTCGGGGACTCTTGACATTGCCCCAGTTCTGTGCGCTGAGTGTACATAGTGCAATACGACCCGACTCGTCTTTTACATCGTTAAGTGGTACTGTGGGCAAGTCAATTTCGGTGCACAAGTTGCTCATCTTGATGGGAGCGATCTTTTCTTTAAAAGGACTATGTGTATTGGCATGGTCCACATTCATCAAGTAGATACGACCAGTATCTTTGCGCTCGCCCATGAATTTGGCAAACAGTTCGGCCGCCGGAATTGTTTTTTTACGCAGTTTGGTGTTGCGTTCGGCTTTCTCGTACAACTCTTTAAAACGCTCTTGGTCATTGAAGAATGCTTCATACATTTCAGGCACATCATGTGGACTGAAACAAGTGATGTTGCCGCCCTGAATCAAACGCTCGTACATGAGCTTGTTGAACTGTACACCATAGTCCATTTGACGAATACGATTGTCGTCGGTGCCTTTGTTGTTTTTCAATACCAACAGGTCTTCAATTTCCAAGTGCCAAAGAGGATAATAGATAGTGGCAGCACCATTACGTACTCCGCCTTGACTGCATGAGCGAGTCGCGGCCTGAAACAATTTCAAGAAGGGAGTAACGCCAGTATGGTATGCATCGCCGTTACGAATAGGGCTACCAAGGGCTCTAATGCGGCCTGCGCCAATTCCGATGCCGGCCTTTTGACTAACATACTTGACGATGCTACTGGCAGTAGCGTTAATGGAATCAAGACTGTCATCAGACTCAATAAGAACACAACTGCTGAACTGTTTTTGCGGTGTTCGTACACCAGCCATGACAGGGGTAGGTAAACTAATATCAAAATTACTAATTCCATCGTAGTAGTCCTTAATCCAGCGCATACGTGTGTCTTGAGGGTAAGACATAAACAACGTGGCCGCAATCAACATATAGGCCACTTGCGGGGTTTCGTATATTTCTCCAGTTACACGATTTTGTACCAGGTACTTGCCACGCCATTGTTCCATGGCCACGTATGCAAAGTTGTCGTCACGCTCGTGTTTGATATATGCATCTAGTTCGTTGATTTCATCTTCGGTGAAATTTTTAAGTAATTCTGATGTGTAGTAACCGATGTCGGTGTTGCGTTTAATCAAAGTCAACAAGGGCCATGGTTTATAATCACCATATACCTGTTTGTGAATATGGTATGTCAGCAGGCGACCTGCCACGTATTGATAATTGGGAGTTTCTTCGCTGATCAAATCGGCTGCACTTTTGATCAGAGTTTCTTGAATGTCTGCGCTTTTGATTCCGTTGTAAAATTGTATATGGCTCTTGATTTCTACTTCACTAGCACTTACTCCAGTGATGCCTTCTGTTGCCCAGAATACCACCTTGTGTAACTTTTCTAGATCTAACGGCTCTTTGCGACCGTCTCGCTTGGTAACTTGTATTTGACTCATTGATTCCTCTTAATAACTATTCAATTTTAGTTCATGGTCTCCGTAACAATAGCGGAGCTCTAAATTATTGTTTATTTGTGTTTTATTTAATACCTTACCCTCACTCATATTAAGTACATATTTTCCATCTTCAATGAATGCTAAATTATAGTTGACTTGAGATTCTGGATCATAGTAAACATGTAGTTTTATTTCAGGATCGTGCATAGTGAACTTAATAGTATACAGCATTCCTAACGCAATTGCAACATCACAGTAATAATTTTCTTCCAGTAAGGTCCAAGGATCCGGCCATTCCTCAGGACGATCGATGTCCAAATAATACGGAGTGAATGGAATCCCGGTCCAAAATTGAGCAACTTCTTGGACTGCTGTATCTAGTGTAAGGGAATCTAACTTTTTTCGAAATTCACGCCATCGAGCAAGTCGCTCGTCGGCTCGTAGTTTCCACATCGAATGCCTCTTTAAACTGTTCGTACTTGGTATGCAAAATACGTGGTAGTGGTTGTAGTATAATTGATATTTGCGTGAGTCACATTGGCATTGGCGCTGAGTGTGATATCGGTTGTGGCAGTTTCGTTGTAGTTTTCTTCGTAACCCACTGTTGAGTCAACTCGATTGAACTGGAGTGTTCCACTTCGTCTCTTGACACCTTGGGTCAAGGTGTATCTGATCTCTGCATTGGTTGCAGGGATAGCAGTGATGGTACCACTGGAGTTTGCGGCAAGGGTCACATTGGTACTGGTTATTGTGGCCGCAACGTTTGCTACAGTATTGGATAATGCACTGACATTGGCGTTGATCAAGCTAACACCACTTGTTAGAGATGTTACTGCGCCGCCAAAGCCTTGAGTAAAATCTAAGATGCTGTACTGAGTTAAAATTTCGGTCTTGCCTAGACTAGGTGCGCCTTCTTCAATGGTGCCGTTACCGATGTAAAGCTGACGTGTGTCAACACTCCATCCCAACTCGCCGCTGGCCAAGTTAGGTAAATCTGCCTGTAGTCCGCGTCTGTGTTGTATGCGGCTAATTTGTATAACAGCCATTTTTCTAAATCCTCAACTATATAGACTATTTAGCTGATCAAGTAATAGTGTTCTACCCTCTTGGTCCACTCCGTGGTCCAGTGTGCAAACTCGTCCCCTTCGATGACAAATTCCAGGTATTCTGGCGTAGAATATGACTGATCTTCCAATAATTTAGGCTGAACAGCCATCATAATTACGCCTTTGTTGATGGTGGTGCCATGTGTGGCATTGTGTGCCTGTGCATAGGCCGCCAACTGCACAAAATAGTCATCTATGTATTCACGCTTCTTGGGCTTGTTGCTTTGTTTGAAATCAATGATGGCTGGCTGACCGCGATGTACGCCGATACAGTCTGTGGTGCCAGCATATAACCCACTATAATACACCGGAACTTCTGAGCCCCAGAATTCGTCTACATTGGCCAACCCTTTCATTATGACTTCAGCAGCCATGAACCATGAAGGATGTGCATACGGGTTAGTGGGCAAGGGCTTCATGTCATCACTGAGTATGTAGGTTTCTAGGTAACTGTGCATCCTGGTGCCACGATTTGCGGCTTCTGTTGTGATGGCCTGTGCTCGTTCATGCCCAATGGCATTGCGCCAGTTTTGCAAGGCCTGACGCGATTCTTCGCTTTTGGTCCGGTCTAAAATGGTAGTGACACTAGGTACTGCCTTACCGTCAGGTAAACAGTAGTGTCGTTTGCCGTCAATAGTGGTTCTACTAATTGCGGTGTAATTGTATTTTTGTTTTATCATAATAAGTTTATTGTTTGTTGAATTTGATCTCGTGCTTGCTTGTCCCAGTCAGTTGACACTATTAGATTATAGTTATGTTCAAGTATATCCTTTGCTTGGCTGTATATCTCGACCTGGTCTGTGTTGCACAAAAATTTTACCTGTTCCATGGCCGCATGATATCTAGCAGTATCATCTACGATTTGATCATACCTTTCATCAATGATACCATCAAATGTTTTAAATCCTGCACTGCGTAAATTTTCTAAAAATTTATACCCAGTAAAGGCCACAAACAGTCTACGGGCAATTATGGGCTTGGCTGTTTTTTCTGTATAAAAACTCAACGTGCTATCTGTATTGGTTTCAGCCACTATGCTGTAGGCGGTGTGATTGAACACATCAATGGGTATTACTCTACTCAGCGGTATTTTTATATCATTATAACACACATCGAAACATGTAGTACCATAAGTGTGTCCTATTGATTCTTGTGCGGGATAACAGTCTTTCTCCCATACAAAATTACCCTTGATTGTGACATCAGAGTCGCCCATATATGTCATGATAAATTTGTCTTGCAAGTTGTTGGCAACAACACCTTCGTATACTGCATCTCTATTGACTCGTTTACGACCCAGCAAGGCGTCAAAATACTTGGGCTTGGGTAAGGCATATGAAATTTCCGCTAACTTATGTGGCAACTGATCTCTATATAATCTCGCTATGATCTTTAACCAGTCGTGCCACACAATAATATTATTTTTAAGAGGCAACGACTCAGTTACAGTTCCAGGTATTACCCAGTATACGTTGTCATGATGACATTGATTCCATACTGCCCATTGAGTGCTGTGTAATTCACCACCAAAGGTAAACACCAAGTCACTGGCATAACTTAATTCATTTATTTTATCAGGGAAGTCGACCTTGGGCAGTGGTCCTGGACGAGGTGGGTCACCAATGTCATAGTCCAGTGCAAATTGCTCTGTGGTAAAAGCTATTTTTTTATCTGCTTGTGCATTGGCGTACTCATGCCTGCTGTGGTATAGCATATACTCTCCTGGGAAAGATAATCTAGTTAACCACACATCATCAAAAAAATTACTATCAGTGTAAACTGCTATCAACATCAAACCCTAAAACTTTCTCCGCAACCACATCGGTCGCGTTCATTGGGGTTACGAAATTCAAAACCCTCGTTCAGTCCTTGTCGCACATAGTCTACTGTCATGTTTTGTAAATATACATTGTCTTTGGCATTTACCAGCACAACAAAATCGGGTTGTGCATAGTTTATAACGTAGGGTTCTGGGGTATACTCTCGTACATATTCTAACACGTAGGCCAGTCCCGAACATCCGGTGGTTTTTACCCCCAGTCGAATACCAGCATAGCCTTTGGCTCGGACTAGTTTTTGTATTTTGTTACGAGCTGTATCACTGAATGTGATCATGCTTGTTGCGATAGTCTGCTACCGCGGCCTTGATGGCGTCTTCGGCCAGGATGGAGCAGTGAATTTTGACTGGGGGGAGAGCAAGCTCTTCAGCAATTTGGCTATTTCGTATGGATCCTGCTTCCTCAAGAGTTCGACCTTTGACCCATTCTGTAACGAGGCTTGAGCTCGCGATGGCTGACCCGCAGCCGTACGTTTTAAATCTGGCATCTACAATTACTCCATCTTCTACTTTGATTTGAAGTTTCATTACATCACCACAAGCAGGTGCTCCCACCATGCCGGTACCGATGGAGTCGTCGATTTCAAATTTGCCCACGTTGCGTGGGTTTTCATAATGATCAATTACTTTGTCTGAATATGCCATACGCTTATTATACTTAAAATTTCCAACTATTGCTACCTTTATTTACGTCAGAAGCAGGTATTTTTGCCGTTTCATTTTTTTCAAATAGTTTAAAGATCTTGTCGTAATAGGGCTGATTGCGTTTAATAAAATTCATTTTTTCTTCGCAACCATTCTTTAACTTCTTTAAAGAGACCGGGGCATTACCATCTGTGGCACGAACCGAAATAGCAACTCTGTGTGTGTCAGCATCTTGAGTTTTATGTATTACATCTCCTCTTATTAGTAGCAGGTCTCCTGCACATAATTCTGGACTCTCCGCAATGCGATTAAGGTTAATTGGAATTCTAAATCCTTTGCCATGTTCATCATCAAGTACTTCGGTGTAGTTGGTGTGTAGTTTAAAACGCTTTGCGCCCGAGTCGATGATTCTATCAACTTGTGGGCCCATCAGGTAATCAAGTAACCGCTCCATTGAAATTACACTGACTCCCGATCGCGTTGGGTCCGGTTTAACAATGGGCATGTAAAAGTTCAAATGATTTTTGCTTTGTTGATACACATAGTAACTTTCATGATCTTGATGCCAATCAAAAAATAAACTTTCTGTGTCCATGTAATTTACAGTTGGGGTAAGATGGTCTATGTGTAAACTGGTTTGTTGATTCACCGCGTCCATTACGTCTTTGATCTTCTTGCCTAAGATTTTCTTTGCAATCTTAGAATGCACTAAAGAATAATTTTTATTCTCAGTTGCTTCGCTGTGTTGGTATTCGCTATTCAAAAGTTTTAATTCTGTAGCGGAAAGAAAATTGGGTATGTAAACATACCCAATCGAATCTAACGGTGTCAAGTCCATGTTTAACTTCTATTTGCAATGGCCTTATCGGCCATTTTGGCTACTATTTTTTCTGGGCCGCCTGCAGATGGGCCGCCTAAGCCATCGCCTGCACTGTCTTCTGGACCATCGTCAATACGTTTTAGGTAAACATACTTGCTTCCAGTTTTTTCATCGTCTTTGATGTTTGCAATGAAGTTTTTAACATGATCGTTGGTTTTAAATGCATCTTCAAGACTCTTGGCCGTAAACGGAACAGCTTCATCATGTTGGTGCATGTTGATCATGTTGACCAAACTGTCAACGCGAATACGAGGTACTAGATGTTTACCTGCGGCCTGTGCCTGTAGATAAGACAATGTTGTAAGTAGGTCAGCATCTCCGCGCTCGTCTGCTTCATCTTCAATGATGTCATCATAGTCACTAGAGAATTCAAATAAACGCATTATTTTTTACCAATGTTTTTGCTGATGGCATTTCTACGATTTTTTAGATACTTGTCAGATTTGGTATTCTTTTTGCCATCGTTGTCGATGTCGTCATCTTCTTGGCCAACTGGGTCCATTGCTTCCGACATGCCGCGACGCTCGCGACCTAGTTCTTCTTCGCCGCCTGCGGCTGCATCGGTTGCACCAAATGCATCACCTTCAGGAGCAGGTTCGCCAGGCATTGCTTCTGCACCAGGCATACCACCCTCAGCACCCATGCCAGGCATACCACCCAAGCCCATGTCTTCACCAGCACCTTCACCAGCAAGTTGGCGTGCCGCATTGTCGGCTTGCTCACGACCTTGGCTTAGTGTATCGTATAGGCTCTTAAGAATAGGAGCAATAGCACCTTTGAATGCTTCGGCTTTTTCCATAGAGATTTGATCACGGATTGTGTCTAACAAGGCCGGCATCTGTTCGTTTTGCATTTTAGAGATTTTCTCTAACATGTCTTGAACTTCGTCAACCATGCTCTTGGCCGCAAGTATGGCTTCCGACTTGGCCATTTCACTTTCTTGTACCAGTACATGACGATTCTCTAACATCCAACGATCTAGACTTTCACGCACCATCAACAGTTCCATGTACTGTGGGTTTTTCTCAGCAATGTGTAGACCATGAGAAGTTTTAATTTTGTTGATACTTTCAGTTATTCCCGTGGCCAATGTGTAGGCCTTGCGGAAGTTTAAATTGTCAAAATCAATTTTAAAACCAAAGCGGCTTTCGACAACTTTGTTCATTTGTTTTGCAGTTGGCTTTGCGCCGAATTCTTGTAGTTTCATAATGAGTTTCCAGTTTCCCAAACTTTCAAGTATTTATTCATTCCTAAGGTTTTTTCTAAATCATTTCTGGCGTGTTCCAGAGCGATTTTGGCATCGTAATAACGGCTAGCAATAACGTCAATAGTTGCATAATCGCGCAATTTGATGGCCCGGTTCATGGTATGATTATAATGTTGAAAATCTGTTTCAATTTTGCGTAATCTTTGGTCCTTGGTCAGCACTTCTTCGGCTGTTTTATAACGATGCAATTGATCCAGTAGGCTGTACAACACCACTGACTTTTTGCCAGTAAATGTTTCTACCAGTTCGCCGTGTGCGTTGTACAATCCCCAGACATTGTTTTTAAACACAGCTCGTTGACGTCCCACCTGTAGCCCGTTGGCCAGTGGCACTATGGGCAAATTGCCACGCTGTATTAAGTGCTGTATTTCGTTTTGAGTCCAGGATTTGACGTAGCCATTGAAGAGTTCAACTGCTGTTTTAACGGTTTCAATTTGAACTTGGCGTTTAGCCTTGTTCAGATTTTCCCGCTTGGAAGTACGTGATTTTGCCATTAGTGTTTTTTCGAATTAGTATGTCTTTATTGACCAGTTGATTGGCTACGACGATCTCGCGCTCATCAAGAGCTTGCTTGGGGATAGATGGGTGTTCTCTAAACTTCATTAATATGTCAGATTCTTCGTTAGTGATTGCTACCGATAATCTGGAATTAACAAGTTCAACAATTTTCATTTGACATGCACAATAAGTGTGATCAGTGCGCCAATCAATGCGCCGCCTATTGTTGTACCAATGGTCAGCATCATTTTGTATGGCCCGGTTTCATCAACGCGGTTGTTTTTAGGTGAACTAGTAATCGCTTCTTTGATTTCAACAAGATGATTTTCAAACTTGTCCATGCGCGATTCTAGATTTTGTAATTGCGATTCTAGATTTGAGTATCTTACCGCACAGATCTCCACGTGTGCCTCGAGGCTTTTCTTTTCAATATCTGCCGACGCCATAGCTGTCCCTGCCCCTTTTCTTATTGTTCGCGATGCATGTTAGCATCAATTTAATATTTAGTGTTTCTACTAGAAACAGCTGACTTATAGTTGTTGTCCCAAAATTCCTGAATTAAATATGATATTTTTTAGCGAGCCATGCGAGTAAAATATCGGCAGTATAAATCTAGCGGTTTCATCAAGTCCGCAAATCACAGGAACTTGATTGAAGTCGTCTTTGAGAAATCCCAATTGGTCTTTGTCTTTTTTAAATACATCTTTGTGTTCAACTGCAAAATTGGCACACCATACTCGCTGATCTTGACCGTGGTGCATCTCGCCAAATATGTTGTTGACCACATCTTCGGGAATCATTTCACTATAAGGTTCCACTACAGTAATGGGTTGAGACCGTAGGCCAATTACTTGTAGTACCGACTCCCAGTTTCGTTGCTGATTACGCACAAATTCCTGCTCAGGTGTGTTCTTGGTAACACCGGTACGAGTAATATCAACCAAGGTGACAAGTGTAAAATATTCTAAATTTTCATTCATACACTTACTTATAGTCATAAAAAAAGCACAGTTAAAACTGTGCTCTTTTTGTGTCTACTTAATTTAAAAATTAAGCGAAGCTTGTACCACTGATGTTGCTGTAGATGGTAATTGTAGAAGTACCGCTGGTTGCCGCATCGATGTCTGCCTTAACTGCTGTACCAATTGCTGTACCACCGCTTTGATCAGCTGTGTTGTCGCCAACTGTAGTTGGTAAACCTTCAACAACGAAAATTGCGTTGCCGCTAGCTGGGATACCAGCAATGCTGACTGTACAATATTTTTCCAACGCACGAACTGTTTTTTCGTATGCGCTGTCCACTGCTGTATAGCTTGTGTCGATACCTGTCAATGCTACTTTAACATACTTAAGGTCACGTCCGATAAACTCACCGACGGCTGTATTAACCGTTGTTCTTGTAAATGTTGCCATTTTATTTTCCTTTAAATTACATGGGCTTACGCCTCATGTAAATATTTATCAAATTGATAAAATAATCAGGGTTATTTGTTAAAGTGCGCGGCACCAAAAACTCCGCGATTTACCAGTTTTACAAGCCCCTCGGGCGTGTTGACCACAAATCCCTCGCCGGCCCGCTGTCCACCAGTCCACTGCTCAAATCCCTTGACCTGTTGTTCAAGTTGGTCTGACAGGTTAACTTTCAAGTGATATACTGCATTCCAAACAGCTCGTAGTGCTTCGTACCCTGCGGCATTTTGATATAGATAGCCGTCTTGATCGTCACCTAGCAATTTTCTTGCCTGTGCTCCACTGACATTGGTAGTAATCCAAGCAGTCAATTCCTCGTTGGTTTGTCCTGTAATCTTTTTATTAAAGTATGTTTTAATGGCCGCACGTGCCACACCATCCATGCCCAACAAGAACTTTTCAGCTGTGGGAATTTGTGCTTCAATTCGATTTACCGCCGCAACCAATTGTGTGGGTTCGTTAAGCGAAAATTTCAAACCGGCTGTGGGGCTGATAATAGCAACATTGCCGTTGTTGACCAAGCCGGTGTGACCGTCCCAAGGGGCTCCGTTGTATTGGTGCACCACAATGCCGCCGGCCTTGCCGGCAATAAGCTGGCCAATTGTGCTGTTGACTGGTACACGATATTCCACTGTGGTGGGCCGAAACACAAACATGCCGTTGACTGGTTTTAGTGCGCCAGTCCACATCAAGTCACCTTTGAATACTCCGGCCTTGGTCACCGATGCTTTTAGTCCTTGCCAAATATTGCCCAGTGCCGGATATAAATCTGTACGTGCTGTTTTGGACTTTTTAATTTCAGTATCGTAACGTTCCCAGTCTGCGGGACCATGAGCATAATAGCCTGCTGGCATATACTTGTCGTTGATGAAGAATTCACCGTTGGGGTCTATGCCAAATATTAGTGCAATGCCACCGTCCCATTTGATACTGACACTGCCGGGATCTTTGATTACACCTTTTAGTGCATTGATATAACGCTTGGCATCTAGTCCACTGTCAAAGATTGCATCTTCGGGGTGCGGGATACGTGGACTTGCGGCCGCTTCAAATAATGTACTGATAAATTCAAACATTATAATAATCCACTGTAGCGTCTAAACCAGTTGGCGGTGCCTTCGGCCACTGGCTCGGGCATGGTGATCAGGCCCTTGGCTGCATCTTGGCGAGCCTGTGCCAATTTACTGTCGCGATCCGGGTCGTTACGTAGTGCCGCCACCATTGATGCAACTGAGTTTAAGTCATCAGCTGTGGCCGCCGGCCCCAGCAGTATCTTGGCAACTTCATCTCGTGTGCGTCCAACTACTGCATTATCATCACGGCGCATCAGTTTTCCGCCAAATGCATCAAACTTTAGTCCCAGGTGCTTGGCAATGCTGTTCATCAAGATAAAGTTATGTGCGCCCTTGAAGCCGGGCTGGTCATACATGCCACGTGGGCCATGTTGATGATACGGTGCCACAACATCAGCATCGGCGATGACCATTAAGTCAACTTGTACTGTGCGCGGTCCTTCAGGTGTTTTATAAGGCACTTCAATATGCACATTACGACCAGACATTTTTGTTTTGTAGCCCTTGGCCTGCATGTACTGTTCTAGTGCTTGCCGAGCTGCCTTGTCATCGGCCACTTGAAACTTTTGCATCAAGGCGCCGGCATCAATGAACAAATCCATGTCGCCACTGGCAGTTTTGTAACCAGCCGATCCAATGTCAGGAATAGCCCGAATACCCGAAGGTAAAGAACGTTGTACCGTTTGTACCACACCTTTGACATATTCTCGAGCAATACCTCCGTCACCAAAGATATTGCCGCCTTCGTAAATGTGCATCATACTCGTTGCTTCATCTTGCGTAACAGGGCGGCACTAAAGTCTATACGACTTTCTGCTGCCATTGGTTCTGCTTGTTTTTGTTGTTTGCCGAAGTTGTCAGGAACCGGAACATCGCCAGTTACACTTCGTTTTGGTGCTGTGGCCACTGGTTTTGTCGGAGCTTCGTTATCGTTCATACCAGCTTGTGCCATCATTCCGCCCAATTTGGAATTCTTGGCTGTCATTGCGGCTGTTGCGGCTTGTTCGGCATCACCACCTGCATTGGCTGCCTGTGTTGCGGCTTGTCCTGTAGACTGTTGAGCCGGTGCGGCTGGTTTATCTTGTGCTGTTGCGGCTGGTTGTTGTGCGGCTGCAAATTTGGCTTTTTCTGCGGCATCTTGTTTATCTAATTCGGACTGCCATTCAGGAGTTGCTTGCCCAGTTACTGCGTTATATTTGCCATTGGGAAATTGTGCATTGGCTGTTGCAGGTTGTTGTTGTACTGGCTCGGCCTTGGCTCCTGTTGTGGGCTGTGCTTGTGCAGTCGGTACTGGGGTACCAGTGGGCGCATTTGTGGTTGTTTTACCATAACCTGTGATGCTCTTGCTAAAATCAGGCTTTGCTGTTTGTTGTGCAGGTGCCTGTTGGGCTGTGGCTGGTTTGTTATCTTGTGCGGGTATTCCGCTAGGTGGTGTGCCTAGTTGTTTGGCCATGCGTCCCATCACATCTTTATTGCCAACCTTGGGTTGAGCGGCTGGTTGTTGGGTAGTTGTTTTGGCTTTGTTTCTAGCGATAGATTTTTCCGTTGCATCAACTGTGCCGTCTTTGTTGAGATCACGTGGGTCCAATGCTCCGGGCTTTTGTTGTGCATTTGCTGGCTGTTGTGCGCCGGCTTGGGCAGGTTGTTGGCCACCTGCCGCTGGCGGTTTGGCACCCGGTATAGTTCCTTTTGGACCTGCAATATTGGGGTTCGCAGGCTTGGCCTGTGCTGTAGCTGGTGCTTGTTGTCCTGGTGCTGGTTTGGCCTGTGCTGTAGCTGGTGCTTGTTGTCCTGGTGCTGGTTTGGCCTGTGCTGTAGCTGGTGCGTGT